ATACTATATAATATATCACAAGATATAATAAATGTAAAGAGAATTTATCTAATAAATTCGTATCTATTATATCTAAATGAAACTGTGCAGGTCACATATTCAACCGCAGTGTCTTGAGTGGTGAATGCCAAATCACCTAGAGTAATTGGAAATGCATCACTAAACTTTATTTGTTTATTGATTGTATTCTTATTTGTTTGGATAGATAATACAACATCTTTTACTTTTTCTTCGTGACTATAACCACTATTCTTAGTTTTAGATACATTATGGTCAGCGTTCTTTTGCATCCAGTCAAATATTTCAATATAGTTCTTCATTTCTTCATCGACAATGAATGTAATATCGAATGTACCATAATCTATAGTATCACCGGGAAAGTATGCTTGTCTATTTCCATATCCTTGTAATACTTCACTTTGATTTATATTAGGAACATTAGCAGTTGTACAAAAGAATGTAAGGTTTGCAAACTCTGAAGAATCAATGGTAACTTTAAAATTACCAGGGCTCAACATATTTAAATTTTTAGTTAAGTTACTACTCATAGTTCTATTTATACAAAAAAAGAGACCCCTTGCGGAGTCTCTTTAAGAGAATCTTTAATTCTAAAGATTATAGTCCACTTACAGTGAATTTACTGAAGTATGGGTTTGTTCCTGCAGCGTTCAAGTCGCCAGTAGTATTAATACCACTTGCGTATGTTAATGCGAATGGGTTTGAGCTCATTCCATAACGAGTCTTGAATGCGATACGAGGTTGGAAATCTTCCTCACCCACGGCTTTAACCATTGTTAAAGGAACGTATGGGCAATAGAATACTCCAGCGTCGTAAGGGCTAGAACCACGGTATCCAACAGTCACGTCTGGGTCACCAGAAGCGTGGTATGGGTCGATGTAGACCTTAGTTGAACCATTAAGTACTCCAGCGAATGTATTCACTTGAGCGTCTACTGAAAGACCATTAGCCTTAATAGCTTCACCGTATTGTAAGTAACCTGATGCAGCCAATGCTGAACCGACAGTTGGGGAAACGATAACGAAATTCCCTTTACCTCGACGAGTTCTAACACCGATGTCATTAGCAACTTTATCGATGCTGTATACTAATGCTTGGAATTTTTCTTGTCCCCAACGAGCACCTAGATTGTCGTCTGCATGGTCTAAACTATATACACCAGGTGTATTTGCAGAACGAAGAATTGTAGTGCTAATCGCGTCAGACTGAATACGAGCAATAACTTCTCTATTGATTTCCGCAAGGATTTCAGTAGATAAGATGTTAGCCAATTCTGCTTCAGCGTCAAGACCATGAATAGCTTTAAGGTCTTGAGCAAGTTCCATTGTGTAACCAGCTTTAAGAGCACGTGTCTTAGCAGTCACAGTAGACTTACGGATATCGAATCCCATTGCATTCATCTTAGTGTCATCAGATGCAGTAGCGATAAGAGCTTCGCCATCAGCAGTTGAATGACCTGTTCCTGGTGAATCACCAGAGAATGCAGTTGGAGCTTCGTTAAATAAAGCCTCATCGCCAGATGTAACAGCACCTGATCCTGCGGTATTATTTGCACCAAACTTAGCAATCATTGAGAAGATAAGACCAGTAGGGCCAGACATAGGCTGAACACCTGCTACGTCATATGCAATCAATGAAGGCATCGCACGACGAACGAGAGCGATAAGAACTGGGTCAAAATTCTTTGAATCACCAGATACTGTATCATTAGTCTCGTTTAATTGATAACCAGCTGCAGCACGTTCTTCACGCATTGCTTTCTCCTGGTTCTCAAGAAGAGTAGCTGTAACAGCTCTCTTATATGAGTCCGTGATTGGAGCACAATCTGAGTGGTCCAATAGTGGAGCCCATTTCTTTTGAGCGTTTTCTGAATTAAACATTTTTAATAATCCTTTTCTATTGTTGTTAGTTAATGTGGTATTTATTTACCAAAAGCTTCGCTTTCTAATCTAGTTGAAGCTTTAATATATTTTGCCATTAAGGGTGATAGACCATCATCAGTTTGGTCTAACTCTTCAACGACAGTGTGAGTTGTAGTGTTTCCACTAGTTGTTTCTTCCTTTACTTCTGTTGATTCAACAGTCTTCTTTGAGAAATAAGATTCACGAATGATTGTAACTTTCTTAGTGAATTCTTCTTTAGATTCGAAAACAATATCCTTAGTAAGTTGTTTAAACTTACCTGCGTCTGTTGCTACCAAACCTTCAGATAGTTCATTGACAATTGCATCTTTTTGAAGTTGAACTAGAGCTTCAGCTAATTTCTTATTCTCTTCGTCCTTTTCTTTTAATGATTCAGATAACTCAGAATTTTGTTGAGTGACTTCGTCAAACATATCTGTTTTACCTTCTGGCATTTCGATGTAATGGTCAGTGAATGATTCCTTAATTGATGACATGAATGATTCTGCGATTTCAGTACGAAGAACATTAGTAACGGCTACTTCATTCTTATTAATCCATTCTTCAGCTACATATGTTAAGTAACTATCGATTTTTTCAATAAGACCTTCATGTACAGATTCAATTTCATCAGATACATAACCTGTGAATTCTTCTGAAATCTGGTCAATGTGAGCATTTACTTTAGAAGTGACAGCTGCTTCAAAAATCGCAGATGCTTTAGTTTTGAATTCTTCTGTAAGAGAATCATCTTCTGCACATAATGCATCGATGTCTTCTTTCATAGAACCATACTCAGCTTCGATTTTTTCTTTAGCTTTCATAGTTGCTGCCTTAATTACAGTTTGTGCAATTTGGTCAACAGCTGAAGATGCATCACTATCAGGTTCTTCTGAACCTTCGATTCCGTCATCTTCGTCTTCTTCCATTTCTTCACCTTCTTCTCCACTTAGAACGTCGTCAGTAGCTTCTGCTTCTTCTTCGTCCTCAGCTTCGTCTTCGGCTTCATCTTCCATATCAGACTCAGCATCATCTGCAGAAACTTCTACATCATCAGTGTCAACTTCGTCTTCATCTTCTGAATCTTCATCAGAAGGGTCTTCGTCGTTGTCTGTATGATAAGCTTCTTCAGCTTCATCTTCGTCTTCTTTTTCTTCACCATCGTGTTCGTCTTCCTTGACATCAGATTCTTCATCGGGGTCTTCTGTACCTTCGATTCCGTCATCTTCTTTTTCGTCAACTGGACTTTCTTCTTCCTCATCAGATGTATCTTCAACATCGTCTTTTTCAGCATCTTGATCTTCATCTTCACCCCATACTTTAAAGACTGCAGCCTCCTCAACAGATTCTTCTGTTTTAGATTCTACCTCTGCATCCTCTAGGAGTTCGGTCTCAAGAGTGCCTGCTATTGTTTCCAATAACGATTTTTCTTGTTTTTCTTCTGATTGAGCCATAGTTATTATTTCCTATATTTGTTTAGAGTTTGGAGAGGAAATCCTTAAACACATTCTCTTGAACTGAAGCCAGTTCTTTTGAAGATGCTCTACGAATTTCAGTCTCATACTTTTCAAGTTGCTGAGCTTTTAGAATACCATTATCCCAAACCCATTCTACACCTTCCATAATGCCATTTACAAAGGCACCTTGGGCTGATGGGTCTTGAACGATATCTACTGTTGCTAGGATATAATCATCATTTACATATGTTGCACCCTCACGATTCTCAACTGTTCCCATACCACGACTAGAGACACCAAGTCTGACTCCACCTTTGATAAGACCTTCAACAATCTTACCCATAGGTGTTTCTAATACTTGGGCCTTTCCAACAACATTATCACCGTCAAATTTGAGTTCGGTGATCTTGTGTGAAACTTTATCAAGATTAATCTGTGGACCTTCTGGGTGGTCTAACTCTCCGACCGCCCGTCCATTTTTAACCTGCTCGGTGACGTATTTTTCAACGGCATCGAATAAAATTTGTTTAGGATAAACACGGCCATTTCGATTTTTCTTTTCGGCCTGCATAAAAATACCTTCAATAAAGATATTTTTCTTTCCGTCTTTATCTTCTGTTATATATTCTAAATTATCAAAGTGTTCTGTTATAAGTTTCATAGTTTACCTTTTATTAAAAGTCTCTGAAGCGACTGCCACTTTTTTAATCTTTAGTGCTTCTTGTTTTTTCTGCTCCATTGCTTTATCCAGAGCTTGTGTAGCACTGTCCTTATCTCCGTTATAAAGAGATGATAATAGATTATTGATATAATTCATAATTTCCTTTTCTTACATGTATTTATATATTTGTAAAGTCTAAAAAGTCCAATAAAGATGTATATTTATTAGATAATTGTATTATTAGACTCTAACTTATCTTCCAAACTATCAGAATCATCTTTTTCCAAATCATTTTCTAGTTCACCAGAACCAATTTCAGTTTCTAAAGGTTCACCTTCAGGTGCTCCTGCCATTAATTGGTCAAATTCTTCTTCTGAATCACCTGCTTCTTTTTCGGCTGAGATTTGACTATCAATCAAATCAATTTCTTGGTCGTCTTGTCCTAGAATATTTCGTCTAGCCCATTCTTTAGAATAATAACCACCTTCGATTAATTGGTCAGCTTGACTCATCATGTCAAATCTTTCTCTCATAATCTCAAACTCTTTAAGTTCTGCAAAATAATTGTCTTTTAGATAGTCAACAAAAATATTTTCACTTATACCACTCCAATCATCTTCATTGATAATTCCTTTTAATATAAGTTGAGTTTTAAGAGCAGTTAATAAAACATTCCCAAATCTTTGTCTTAGTCTTTGGATAAATTTATTAAACTTAACTTCTTCTCGATTAATTTCTGTAGCTCGTCCAACTTGGAAACCACTATCAGATTCTAATCTACTTAAAGGTACATTTAATGATTTATAAAGTTTCTTTTGGAAGAACAGAATATCGTCAATCTGTCCAAGGTTTTCTCCACCAGGTAATGTGGTAATCTCTGTTCCACGACCACCTTCTCTACGAGGTAAGAAGAAATCTTCTAACATTGATTTATGACGTCTATCATCTCGTACTTCACCAGAAGATTGGTCATAAACAATTTTGTTTCGATATTGAGACATCATGTTTCTTACATATTCTTCTGCTTTACCTTTGGGAAGATTACCAACATCAATATAGAATATACGTCTTTCTGGTGCTCGAGATATACGATAGATAACTAAAGCATCTTCTAACATTCTTAACTGATTGATAATCTTTACAGATTTATGAAGATGTGAAAGAACTTTAGTTCTAGAAGAATCCATAACACCACTTGTTACATATATAATTGCTTCTGGTGCGACTTTGATTCCACTAATATTTTCTGCCCCTTTAGACATTGCATTACCAGAAGTACTTAACATATCTTCATTATAGATATAATATTCTTCTGCGGTTTCTGCAACAGTGATACCTGTAAGTTTATCTGTTTCTTTTTTGATTTCACGAACCTTTCTCATATTGATAGGGTCAATGAATCGTAAATCCTGTATACCTAATTTAGGATTACTACTATCGACTACAATGTGAAAATAAATCTTTCCGTCGATATACCATTTCCTAAAATAGTCAGAGCCATACTCTGAAAATTGAAATAAATTGCAAACATTATCAAACTCATTTAGAATTTTCTTTTTGATGTCCGACTCATATTCTAAATCATCAACATTAAGAGTAACTGGCATTCCAGCTTCTCCACAAATGATTGCTTCATTGATAATGTCATCTATAGCAGTGTCTGCTTCGGGTTGTTCGGCGGCTTGTCGATACCTCAGTATCATCTCTCTGTCAGAAGCCTCACCACCAGTTCCGTCTAAGTCATAATATTGACCATAGTAGCCACCAGCAGCAATGGTAGAAACTCCACCATCGTCCATTGGAGGTACGAATGATTTTATATTGTTTTGGCTTGGACTATCATCTTCCTCACCACGATTAATTCGTCTCTTTATCTCGTAACCAAATATTTCCATAATATCTATATTTATATAAAAACTCCCCCCTTTTTTAGAGGGGAGTTTGATTAATTAATTCTTAACCTACTTAAGCGGTTGTGTTTGATTCCCAGTATTGATAATTAATCTCCACTGTAAACTCTTCGATCTGATCATTAGTATCATAGCTTAAATCAATTTGAGAAATGTTTGTTGGGAAAGCACCACGAAGTGTATATGTTTTTGTTACTTCTCCGTCTTTTCCTAATTGCTCTATAATCATATCAGCTTGATAGTCAGTTGGATTTTGTAATCCAGTATTATCAACATGATTGTTAATACCAGACATCCATGTTTCGAATGCGTTTCTCACTCTCATTTCAGCATCATTGATAACTGTAATGGTCCAAGGCTCGAATGTTCTGTCACCAGCAATCTTTAATTGACGACCACGGAATGGTACATCAATATTTGCAATTACTGAAGCAGGCAATCCAGCACCTTTCACCATAAATGAAGTGAATTCGCTATCACCTCCAGCATAAGAGGGAAAGTTAATAGTAGCTTTAAACAGATTTGGACGAGCGCCCCCACCTGTTAATTTTGCTTTGAAGTCATCTACTCCTAATATAGCCATTTTCTTTTTCCTTTCTTATTAGCCGCCTACTACTTCAGAGAAATCAACTCCGGTACGTGTCGCAACGAAGTTAAGTGTAATGAAGTTGATAGAACGAGCGGGTTTAATGTAAATATCTGCTACGAAACGATTCGTGTCAATTACTTGTCCTGTGTTATTTGTTTCATCACAAACAACTAAGAAATCAGTAATTCCACGCCGACCTTTGACATCTCTCAAGAATGGTTCCACTAAGTTACGGAATTGAGCGCGAGTAAACTCATCATTCAATTCGAATAATTGGAACTTAGATGCTGTAGATATTGCTTTTTCTAAAACAATGAATAATCTACGAACATTGATTCTATCGAATGCCGATGCTTTAACCTGTCCAGTCTTATCACCGAAGAGAACAATACCTTGACCAGGGAACGAAACAATTGGATTGATTTGTGCCTTGTATAAAGTATCTCTACGAGATTGTGTTGGGTTAAATGCAAGCTTTGCAACTCCTTTTAAGTTACCACGATTATAACCAGCAGGAGAGAACCACGGATCATTTGTTCCATCTGTTTGTGCACATAAACCTGCTATGTGACCAGATGCTGCAATGAACGTGAAGTTATCAGCATACTTATTATAAACATATAGTGGACTACTATCCATTACTGAGTAGCTATTGAGGTTAGTTAAACTATTTCTACGAGTTGTAACTTTATCTTCTTTATTTTGCTCTGATGTTTGTAGATGAACACCATTAGTGCCATCAACAGGAGCAGAAACAAAAGCTACACAATCTTTTCTGGCGGTCGCAGTACTTATCAATGCATTATCTACTGTGATTTGGTCTGTATCACCAAGGATACCAGCACCTACCATTAATAGATTTACATCTACTGTATCACCATCTGCAAATAATCCAATAGCTGTTTGATATCCTGCAGCATTGATTGTTCCGTCTTGACCATTTACTAATGAATCAACATATAGACCATCGGTAATCAGACCATCAGCAGCTGATGTATTTGCTGTGGCTGT